CCCGTGACTTTAGTCATGGGATGAATCGCTTACATACGTCGTTGGATATTTCAAATAAATGCTGATAAATACTTGACTTTGTTATATACATATGTTAAACTGTATTTAGGTGATAATAAATGGAAGTTAAGTCAGGTAGAGGATATGTGTATTCAATTCAATATCATATTGTTTGGTGTGTAAAATATAGACATAAAATAATTACTCCAACAATAGAAAAGTCATTAATTGAAATATTACAAAAAATAGCAAATGATAATAACTTTTCAATTATTGAAGTTAATACAGATTTAGACCATGTCCATTTATTAATAGATTGTTCTCCACAACACTATATACCAAATATAATAAAAGCTTTAAAGGGTGTAAGTGCAAGACTGTTAATGAAAGAATTTGGAGATGAATTAAAAAAGAAATTATGGGGTGGACATCTTTGGAATCCTTCATACTTTGTAGCAACTGTATCTGAAAATACAGAAGAACAAATAAGAAAGTATATTAAAAATCAAAAACAGAAGTGAGGTGAATAATGTGGAAAAAGCTTATAAGTACAGGATATATCCTACTAAACAGCAAGAAATATTAATCCAAAAGACATTTGGTTGTTGTAGGTTTGTATATAATCAATATCTTGCTAAACGTATTGAATTATATAAACAAAATAAATCTACTATGAACTATAATGCTTGTAGTAATGATTTGAAAAGATTGAAACAAGAATTTGAGTGGTTAAAAGAAGTCGATAGTGTTTCAATTCAATCTTCTCTTAGAGATTTAGATATAGCTTATCAGAACTTCTTTAGACGAGTAAAACAAGGAGATAAGAAAGCAGGTTTTCCTAGATTTAAGTCGAAGAAAGACAATAAGAAATCATACAAAACTAAATGTACTAATAGAAATATTCAAGTATTAGCAAACAAAATAAAACTTCCAAAATTAGGTTTGGTAAAATGCAAAGTGTCAAAACAAATAGAAGGTAGAATACTTAATGTTACAGTATCTCAAAATCCTAGTGGTAAATATTTTGTGAGTGTATGTTGTACAGATGTAGAAATTCCACAATATTCATCTACCTCTGCCGTTGTTGGTATAGATTTAGGCATCAAAGAATTTGCTATTACGTCTGATAGACAGCACATTAAGAATCCTAAATTCCTTGCAAAATCACAAAAGAAACTTGCTAAATTACAAAAGCAACTATCGAGAAAAACAATTGGTAGTAAGAATAGTAATAAAGCAAGAATAAAAGTGGCAAGACAGTATGAAAAGATTGCTAATCAGAGAAATGATTTTTTACAGAAACTATCTACTCAATTAATTAAAAATTACGATGTAATATGTCTTGAAGATTTGCAAGTTAAAAATATGGTCAAGAATCATAAACTTGCTAAGTCTATTTCTGATGTATCATGGAGTAAATTTGTAAGACAATTACAATACAAGGCTGATTGGCAACATAAGGTTATACAGAAAATAAACACTTATTATGCAAGTAGTCAATTATGTTCAGTATGTGGTTATAAAAATACTGAAACAAAAGATTTGTCTGTTAGAGAATGGGTTTGTCCACAATGTGGTACTCATCATGATAGAGATGAAAACGCAGCAATTAATATATTAAATGAAGGATTAAGATTGTTACAATTAAGTGCTTAATTAAATAATCAACAATACGGTAGGAACTATCGGAATTTACGCCTATGGACATTATGTAAGACTATGCATAGATAGCAACGATGGTTGAAATAGGAATCTCGTCACTTTAGTGATGAGAGGTTCAAGTTCCAAAAGGATTTGTAAAATACGAATTCAAATCTAACTGAAATTGGAGGAAAAGATGAAAATGCACTGTGATGGATGTGTTACATTTCTCGTTGTCATTTTATTAATAATTCTTATTTTTAAAATTTTGTGAGGAGGAAGATAATGCAAACTAAAAATATTTTTTTTGTTATCGGAGAGTCTGGAAGTGGTAAAGATTTCATTGTTGATAGAGTATGTGAAAAATATCATATGAACAAAATTCTTTCATATACTACTCGACCTAAACGACCGCATGAATCTAACACTCATACATTTATTTCAAATGATAAGTTCAAAGCTATTAAATCAGATATAGTTGCTTATACGCTGTACAATGGAAATGAATATGGTACAACTCAAAGTCAAGTTGACGATAAGAATAACAACTTCTATATTATCAATCCATATGGACTAGATTATTTTTATAATGACTACAAGGGTAAACGACCGTATTATATCATTTATATAACAGCACCAGAAGCCACTAGAAAAGTAAGAATGTATCATCGTGGCGATAATAAACTGAATACTGCAAAACGTATCGCTAATGACAAGATTGAATTTGCAGGAATAAGTCTTGATGCAGATATTATTTTGCAAAACGAACAAGGAACAGATATTGATAAGTTAGCAGACAAGATTTACAAATTTATTGAAATCAAAGAGGGTATAGTTTGTGGATGAATTATTAATGGTTGTATTTTTTATTGTGGTTATCATTTTCATTATGGTATATTTTTACCGAATCACTGGTAAGATGCTAGATGAAATTAACGATAAAAATATTAAAATTAAGCATTTGAAATCGCAGTTGAAAGGAGCTGAAAATAAATGTAACTTTTATCACAACTTGAAAGAAACAAATAAATCTGAATAAGGAGGATATTCATGGACGTAACAATTTTTACCACAGAATGTCCAGTTTGCAAAATGCTAGAAAGTAAATTAGATAGTAAAAATATTAAATATTCAAAGGTAACAGACACAAACGTCATGCTCAATCTTGGCATTTCTTCTGTTCCCATGCTAAAAGTGAATGAAGAGATGATGGACACAAAGAAAGCAATGGAGTTTATTAACAATTTAAAATAATAGGAGGTTGTAGTTTGAACAAATATCAGAAATACGACAAATATATCGATTTTATAGAAGATTACAAAAAGGCACAAAATGCTTCGAGCGGGAGTCAGGTTGATTCAAATGCAAATGTAGAAACTAAAAACGTTACTACTCTTTCTGGAGAACTCTATAAGAAAGACGGTATTGGAATCAATCGAGATATTATGTATCGTAAAATTTCAGAAATGTATGGAGTGGATTTGGCTGACGAATATATTCGTCAACTTGAATCTCATGAAATTTATCGGCATGATGAAACTCATCCTCTGTACCCATATTGCGTTAGTATTACAATGTATCCTTTTTTGTGTAGCGGATTAAAAAATCTAGGAGGACTATCGGGAGCACCAAAACATCTTAGGTCTTTTTGTGGAGAATTTGTTAATCTAGTATTTGCTATTGCTTCTCAGTTTGCCGGTGCTGTATCAACTCCAGAATTCCTTTCATATATGGATTATTTCATTCGCAAAGAATATGGGAATGATTATTATTTACATAGTGATAAAGTTGTTGATTTGTCATCTACTAATAAAACAATTGATAATGTAATTACTGATTGTTTTGAACAAGTTGTACATTCTCTTAATCAACCAGCAGCGGCAAGAAATTTTCAGTCCGTATTTTGGAATATTGCCTATTTTGACCATCCATATTTTGATGGAATTTTTGAAAATTTTGTATTTCCAGACGGAACATCAATGCAATGGAATAGCGTAAGTTGGTTGCAGAAACGGTTTATGAATTGGCTAAACGATGCAAGACGTAAGGTTATTTTGACTTTTCCAGTTGAAACATTGAATTTGCTTGACAACGGAAAAGAATATGTTGATAAAGAATGGGCTGATTATGCGGCAGAAATGTTGGCAAAAGGTCACTCCTTCTTTATTTATCGGAGCGATAGCGTTGACTCATTGGCGTCTTGCTGTTTTGACGGTGACCAAAAAACATTGACAAAATCTTCTGATGGAATTAATTATATGTCTTTCAGAGATTTGTATAATGCACCATATGAAAAGACAAAACGTAATTTTACGGTGTTTCATAATGGAAGTTGGGAAAAGGGAAAAGTAATTAAACTTCCAAAACGCAAAATGTATAAAATCACTACGACTAATAATAAAATTATTAAAGTTACGGATAATCATATTAACCCAACTTTGTTTGGAGATAAAGCCACTAAGGATTTAACAACAAACGATTATCTGTTGTTTAACACAATGTCTCTTGATACTTACCCCAATGTTGACAAAGGATTGGATTATGACGATGGGTATCTTATTGGTATGTATCTTGGTGATGGGAGTATTCATATTCGTAACGACCACGCAACTCCAGAGATTCATTTATCTCTCAATAAAGAAAAATATGAAAAATCAATTACTCGTCTTTCTCATTGTTTAAAAAAATTAGGAATAAATAAAGACTTTTCATTAAATACTCCATACAACAATGTTTATCTTTTATGTCTTAGAGACAAAAAGGCAAACGATTTTATTCGGGAATATGTTAAAGGTAACTATGCGAATGAAAAAGAACTGAACTTAAATTGCCTTTTGCAATCTAAAGAATTTAGAAAAGGAATTTTAGATGGATATTACCTGACAGATGGAGGTAACTCTAATAGAATTTATTCAACATCTCAGAAACTTATTGAAGAAATTGAAGTGGTAATGACATCTTTGGGAATTTGTTCAATCATTGATTGTACCGACAGAACAGATGAAAAAGTGGTAATTAGAGGTCAAGAATTCAATCGAAATTATCCCACATATTGCATTCGTTGGTACGATACAAAGAATAAAAAGTCTATGAAAGACGTATACAAAATTGTAAATAATTCTATGTATTTTAAAATCAAATCTATTGAGCCTGTAGAATATGATGACTCTGTATATTGTTTTGAAATGGATAATCAAAAAGAACCTTATTTTACATTGCCAAATGGTATTATTTCTCATAATTGCAGATTAAGAAATGAATTGCAAGATAATACGTTTTCATTCACACTTGGCGCAGGAGGTGTCTCTACTGGTTCAAAGGGTGTTATTACTATTAATATTAATCGGCTAGTACAAAATGCTAAACGAAACAATATTGATATTAGTAATGCCGTAAGAGAACAGGTTAAAAAAATTCATAAATATTTGATTGCGTGGAATGAAACATTATACGATAGTCTAAAAGCTGGGCTACTTGGGGTTTATGATGCGGGATATATTTCTCTTGAAAAACAATTTCTCACAATCGGTATTAACGGCTTTGTTGAAGGTGCAGAATTTTTAGGGATTCCGATAAGCGCAGACAGTGATGAATATGCCAAATATGCTGAATCAATTTTGAAACCAATCTATGAGGAAAATAAAAAAGCAAGAACTGAAAAATTAATGTTCAACACCGAATTCGTGCCTAGAATAAGTGGACACAAAGTAGCATAATCCATAAACTACTTTTAGAAAATTCTCTTTAATTGACTTGAAGTTCCAGAGATGGATAACAAGGGGCAAGTTTAAATACAGCCTGAACGACTAAATAAGAGAACTCCATTAAACAAATGGAGATGCGATAGTCTGAACTCACACAATAATCTAAAATGAAATGTGAGAAAAAAGGTCAAGTGTAAAGACACTTTTAGAAGAACCTTTTTCGCCAAAACACTTTAAAAGATAATATTAAAGGTACATACGATACGGAAGATGAAGCAATTTATCAAAGAAATCAAACGGAAAACAAATGTTTAATTAAAGTGTTTTGGTTATTAAGCAACAGATTGGCGGAGAACCTTGGCGTTAAAAATGCAAAATGGGATAAGCGGGATGGCTATAAAGTTTCAAGAGATTGTTATAACAGTTACTTCTATATTGTCGAAGATAGCGATACTCAACCCATTGATAAATTTATTCTGCATGGAACGAAATTTACCAAATATCTTGATGGAGGAAGTGCTCTGCATCTAAATCTTTCAGAACATCTTTCTAAAAAACAATATAGGAATCTTCTTGATGTAGCAATGATTAATAAGTGCCCATATTGGACAATAAATGTTCCAAGCACTGTCTGTAATGATTGTGGATATATTAGTAAAAATTATCTTGACCATTGTCCAAAATGTGGAAGTAAAAATATTGATTTTGTTACCAGAGTTATCGGGTATCTAAAGAGAGTAAGTAAGTTTGCAACGGAACGTATTAAAGAAGCTAAAAAGAGGTGTTTTGCTAAATGCAACAAATGAAATATGCAACATATGGAATAGTTTTTCAAGAAATTCCAGATGAAACAACTCTTGCATTTGACATTTCAAATTGCCCTTATCGTTGCGAAGGATGTCATTCACAATTTTTGTGGGAAGACACTGGAGATATATTAGATAACGAAATTGAAAGATTCTTAGAAAAATATCGAGGTATGATAACTTGTGTATGTTTTATGGGAGGCAATCAATGTATGGAAGATTTAATTTATCTTATCAACATTGTAAAATCTCACAATCTTAAAACAGCTTTATACACAGGAGAAAATGATATTCAAAAAGTAAGCGAATTAATTCCTTTACTGGATTATTTAAAAATAGGTTCATATAGGGCAGATTGTGGTGGACTCAATAAGAAAACTACCAATCAAATATTTTATCAAATTGATAATTCACATTTAACTGATAAGACATATTTGTTTCAAAAGGAGAAAAAGTGAATTTTAAAATTATTCCAAACCCCGACAAAGAAATCTACGATACTATTACAAAAGCAGTAAAAGACAATGATGGGTATTGTCCATGTAAAATTCAAAAAACACCAGATGCAAAATGTATATGCAAAGAATTTAGAGAACAGTTATCTGGAGAATGTCATTGCGGAAGATTCATTAAAACCAAACTAGATTAACGTGAAAACGTGGGTGGGTAAGTGGGATTACATATGAAAGGAATAATATATGCCTAAGCTATATTTTCGCTATGGCTGTATGGGATCATCTAAAACAGCAAATGCTTTAATGGTAAAGTTTAATTATGAAGAGAAAGGCTACAAAGTCGCATTGATGAAACCATCTGTTGATGATAGAGATGGAGTAGATATTATCAAGTCAAGAATAGGATTACAGAGTAAAACAATTGTTATTTCTAAAGCAGAAGATATTAAAGAATGGTATCTATCTTTACCAAACAAACCAAATGTAATTATTGTTGATGAAGCACAATTTCTGACAGAATCACAAGTAAATCAATTAAAAGATATTGCAATTGAATATATACCAGTTCTTTGTTTTGGTTTAAAGTCTGATTTCAAGACACATTTATTTGAAGGTAGTAAAAGACTATTTGAAATTGCTGATTCTATTCAAGAAATCAAATCTATTTGTAAATGTGGCCGCAAAGCAGAAGTCAATGCAAGAGTCAAGAATGGTAAAATTATTGATACCGGAAATCAAATTGAGATTGGCGGAAATGAGTCTTATATTGGAGTTTGCTATAAATGTTGGAAGGAAGGTTTAACAAGTGCAAAAGAATATGACGAATAATAATGAAGATGGTTTTGTACATATTACCTTAAATACCGACAAAAACTTAGTCCGCAAAGTTAAAAAACAAATGCGACAGAATTACAACTGTTGTCCGTATTTTTTGAATGAAAAAGGTATTGGAGTTCATTGTTTTTGCCCTGATATTTTAGAAGCCGCAATAGGAGAAAAATGTCATACTGGATTATGGATTAAAAAATAGAATAAATTATGATATTAGGGATAGATTTTTATTTATCCCTAATTGCTATATAAAAAATAAAAAGGAGAAATATGATTTGATTAAACAACTTGCAGATAATCTCATTTTAACGATTGATGAAAATATAACACCAGAAGATATTATTAATTTCTTTGTAATAATTGGAACTAATTACATAAAAGAAAATTCCGATATGACATTATCTAATATGACTTGTAATTAAAATGAAAATGATTATAATATATAACAGAGGTGTTTTATTTGGAAGATAAGAAAAAAGCTTGGCTTTATGGACGTATTTCACATGATGAAGATAAAGAATTGAATTCTTTAAAAACTCAACGACAAATCCTTATTGATTATGCTCAAAATCATAATTATGTAATTGTGGGAGAATCTTTTGACTACATTGAATTCAAACATTTTAATTGTTGAAAATCAACGTAAGAAACACTCAAAGGCATCTGAGGAATATGTTCATGTGAGATTCACTTACCCAACTAAAACGTGGGATGGGTGGGTACCAGTTGAGTATCGGCGTACCGGAGTATCTATAAAAACAAAGGATGAACTTTATACACATCTTAATGATGTCTATGAACAAATGAACCCAGCGAATTATAAAGAGTGGTTAAAAGATCAGGAAAAATACTGGTCAGAAGAAAAAGCTGGTGTTGCAACAACAAAGGGCTTCTTTGATAGTTTAGCCAGAGGGGGATGGCAATGTGTAGAATGTACTCTCCCCAAAAACCCTAATTGGGTCAGAAGAATATAAGACCTGAAAGAGTTCGGTTATACTTTAGCTACTGATACAAAAAATATTGTTCTACCTGCAAGGCCAATAAAACACATTTGATTTTGTTGCCAATTGCCCGTGGCGGTGTTGAAGGCAATGGATATGAGGCATGGTCACCTGCATTAAGAAAAAGAATTATTAAGTTACTTGGTAGTATTGATGTCTATGATGGCACAACTTCTTCTCATTGCCTTCCGGATCATAAATTTTCTGAAATACGGTGGTCCGATGATACAAAGGCCGAGAATCCTGATACTATGACTGATGAGGAAATCCGCCAAAAATTTCAGTTATTAACAAATCAACGTAACCAGCAAAAACGAGAAGTATGTAGAACCTGTTTTCAAACTGGAAAACGTGGAGCTATCTATGGAATAAATTATTATTATGCTGGAACGGAGAATTGGTCAGAAGGATGTCCAGTGTCAGGGCCAGATGCTGAAAGAGGATGTATTGGTTGTGGCTGGTACGATATGGAAGCATGGAGAAAAGCGCTAAATGATTCCATCCCAAACTCAGATACATAACATCCATTAATTATAACTTGATATATTCTAGGTTATTAGCTAACATAGACAGGACTTAATAGCAAAGGAGATGATTTACATTGAATATTACAACTGTTGGCAGTGTTTGCTCAGGTATAGAAGCTGCCTCTGTTGCTTGGGAACCTTTAGGATTGCATTTTGAGTGGTTTTCTGAAATTGCTAGTTTTCCATCTCAAGTTTTAGAAGATAAATATCCTAATATTGTAAACTTGGGGGATATGAATGATATTCCTGAGAAATTAACAGACAATTTGATTAGTACACCAGATTTAATCTGCGGTGGAACGCCATGCCAAGCCTTCTCATTAGCGGGGTGGAAAAATGGCTTAAATGATGATCGTGGAAACCTTACTTTAAGGTTTGTTGATATAGTCGAAGCCAATGATGCCCAACGATTAAAAAAGGGACTTAGCCCGAGCATAGTTTTTTGGGAAAATGTTGAGGGTGTTCTCACCGATAAGACAAATGCATTTGGGTGTCTGGTGTCTTCACTTGCTGGGCTTAGCAATGTCATAGATATTCGCAAATGGCCAAGTGCTGGCTTGATTCGTGGCCCGAAAAGAAATGTTGCATGGAGAGTCCTCGATGCCAAGTTCTTTGGAGTACCTCAGCAACGTAAGCGTTTATATTTATTAGCGGGTGGCACTGATTTTTTTCCTGAAAACATACTACTTGAAAAGCATATAAACGATTTACAGGAATTTCCAAACGCTAAACTGTCTTTTGAAAAAGACGGCCACCGCTTTGAAGTATTCAGAGAATATACTGATTGCCTCTATTCTGCTTATGGAACAAAGTGGAATGGTAATGCTGCTGCCTATAACGGTTCATTATTTGTGGTACAAGATGACCGCATACGTAGACTTTCACCACTTGAATGTGAAAGATTAATGGGATTCCCGGATAATTATACAAATCTAAAAGGCTCAAAGAAAACTAACCGCTATCAAGCAACTGGAAATTCATGGGCAGTTCCTGTAGTTAAGTGGATTGGAAAACAACTAATAGACTATTCTGGTGATAAGTTTAATCTTAGTGAATATCGGTTAAATTTGTCTGGAAGGACTCTATTAGTAGAAAATGAAGGGTCTTTTGTAGACTTTGGTAAAGATTTAGTTTACATAAACGATGACCTAACATTAAATTGTACTTGTATCCCGGAAAATTGTGTTTTTTCTGATATGCACGATATTGTATCAGCAGATGCTCCAGAAGATATATACATATCACCGGTCGGTTGCTATGGTATCGTTAGAAGAAAACAAGAACGAAATTTGAATATTAATTCACGCTTGGAAGAAGTCCTACTTAATATTTCTTCTCAAATGACACCTGAAGAAATCGAAAAACGCTCGCGTGTCCAAAAGAGAGGACGTTTTAGCGATAATCCATCTGATGACGACGCTTCTGACACTGATTTGGAATCTTCAGAAGCTTTACAAGAGTCAGACGAACCTGAACAAATGTCAATATTTAATTTGGGTTAATAACCCAATACAGTAAAAAGCCTGCCATAGAGATTGAATTCTCCTTGGTTGGCTTTTTTCAACTTTCGGTATTTTTATTTTACAACAAACACTCTATCTAATGCCTATACGCATTTTTACATTTGAACCTTTTAATTTTGACTATACCTTTTAATTATTTCTCTCCACCATATAATAGGGGTGTGCCTTTTTCTTTTAGTACTTGTTGATATTCGGAAGAAACTTGAGTATTGAATGAAGTAATAAGATTTCCAAAGTATGCAAACTCACTCGAAAGTCTTTAATTATGCACCTTTGTGCGGTTTTGAGCCGTGGAAGGGCGTTTTTTTATTGTATCAAAGACGGTACGAACATAGACCCCTGCATGGGCAGCGGACATATTTTGGTTTATGCCTTTGACCTATTGTTAAATATATTCGCGGTCATGCTGAAATTGGCATACAGGCATGTTTGAGGGACATGTGTCTTATGACATGTGGGTTCAAGTCCCACTAGCCGCACTACTACATTTCCATTTTTATTATATTATTGCGATTATCAAAAATCGTAAAAAAAAAGAGTATAGACATTATTGTCTATACTCTTTAATTATAGCTTGATATTCCCAGTTGCAAACAAAGTAATCAGTATGCTAATAACTGAAATACTAATACTTGTAAGAACTTTACTTATAACTCCAACTTTTAATTCATGCTTGGTTTCTTTATACTCAGTATATGGTTCTTGTTGAATATCATAAACCTGTCCTTGTATTTTAGAAACTTTATCATTAACTTCTGAACGAATTTCTTTACCTTGTGAATCAAGCTTAGTAGACAATCCATCAACTTTATTTGTCAAATCAACTTGACCTTTTTTCATGTAATCCATGTCTTGTCCAATCAATTTAATAGCTGTAGTAATTTCATGTAAATCATCTACTTTATGTTCAATTTTATCACAACGAGTTTGTAATCCTTTAATTGAATAATTTTGTAATTCTTCAATTCTCTTAGCGTTAGATTCGGAACGTTCATTTACTTGAATTAAAAGAGTTTTATCATCTTCATTCATATTTAATTCACCATTCCTTTATATTTTTTGCAGGAACAATGATTTACTTTGTTACTGTATGTTTTACAATATTTGATTTTGGAAGAGCAACAACGGCACATTCAACTGCTCCATCTATTGCAGTCTGAATCTCAGGTGTAATCTCAATACCAGCCATATTCAAAGCAGTAGTAATATATTTCTGTGCTTCCTCTTTACGTTGATCGGCAGTAATCTGACCAGACTTAGCAAGCTGTTCTGCTGCCTGTACACCCGTCTGTGCATAGCCAGTAATTTTATCAATTACACTAACCACTTTATTCTCAGGCATAGCAGTCTTCAATGCATCAACAATTGTATTAGCGATAGTCAATCCATTATCAGTAGTCTCCAAACCTTTCTGAACATTAACACCATGCTTGCTCAAGTAAATACAAGTATAGCAAATTGCCACAACAATAATAGCAGCAAGAATAACAATAACCATAGCAGTAATAGACATATAAACCCCCCATTTATTTCATTAATTATTTATTTAGATATTTTAAGTTCAAAACGTTTAATAGATGGTTCACGATTCACAGATGTATAAACTCCTGTAACTCCTTCATTAAAACCAACTATTGGACATAGCCATTTATCTCCTGATTTGTAAACACCACAAATAGTTGCAATACCACTACTACCCAATGTTACAGTTGGCTTATCAGGACATTTTAAGCCAACAGTATAACACTGTCCAACTTTACCAATAGCTTTAATATCAAAATAGTAAGATGTTCCAGACTGTGATTTAAAATTGATTTCTGCTACACTACCAGTACCAGCAACTAACTTAGGTCTTCCAGTAGAACAATTTATTTTTGCTGTATATTGTGAACCTCGTTTTACATATACTGTTGTAGTAGTATCACTTGTAAATCTTGCGTTTTTCGGAGCATAATGAATCTGTGGTTTGGGTTGTTCTGTTGCACCAAAGGTTGTATAGGCAATATCAGTATCGCAACTACCTATACCAGCAAAATACCCACCTAATTCACCAAACTGATTCTGCCAAATAGAACAATTTCTATCAGGGCTAGACGCTCCCGGACGAGCGTACCAAAATGCATATTTTGTTAATTGATTCTGATCAATATATTCATTGCACCAATTACTATTACAATAATACCCTGCTTTGAATCCAAGAGATTCGATAAAAGAACATAGTGATTTTGCAATATTTGTATTCATTTGTTTAGAAGGAATACCACCATGTCTAGCCTTATAATTGTCAGCATCTTCCAAATCCACTGCGCATGGTAATTCAAACTTTTTACCAGAAAGTAATCTTTTAATATGTTCCTTTTCCGATTCCCATTATGTAATGCCCTCCTTAATTATTTCCAAAAGCC